CGCCTTTCGTGCGCCTGTCATCCCCACAATCAAGCGTATGGGTAGACCAAGAAAGGTAGCAAATGTCTGAAGTTGACGCAAGAGAATTTGGCAAACTTGAAGCTCAAGTTGAAGCTCTCCAAAAAGAAGTTCATAACCTAAGTTCTGATGTAAAAGCCCTTTTAGAACTTGCCAACAAAAGTAAAGGTGGCTTTTGGGGTGGAATGATGGTTGCGTCTGCCGTTGGTGGATTGATTACTTTTGTGGCTGACAGAGTTTTTAAATAAGGAGAACGTTATGCCGATGGTTGGAAAAAAGAAGTTTCCCTATTCTGAAAAAGGCGAGAAAGAAGCCAAAGAATACGGCAAGAAAAAAGGTGTTCCTGTAACCATTATGGTTGCTATTGGCAAACCAAAAGGTCTTCCTATGCGTGGTGGTAGGACTGCTACCAATATGATGAAGAAATCTGGTCGAGGCAAATAATGAAGACCAAAGCCCAAAAGAAAATCAGTAAAGTGATGACTGAATTCAAAGAGGGTACTTTGCATTCTGGTAAGGGTGGTAAGGTCGTTAAGAATCCTCGCCAAGCGGTTGCCATTGCCTTGTCAGAAGCTGGTATGTCTAAGCCCAAAAAGAAGATGAAATGAAGCAAGGTTTATACGCCAACATTCATGCCAAACAAGCTCGAATCAAGGCTGGTTCTGGTGAAAAGATGCGAAAGGTAGGTTCTAAAGGCGCACCTACTGCTGAAGCATTTAAACAAGCGGCAAAGACTGCAAAGAAACCTAAAAAGGGGAAATAGATGAAAATTAAAGAGTGCTTAGATAAAGAAACGGTTGAAAACCTAGTTCTTTCACATGGCACTTGGAAATATCTTTTTTATCGCTGTTATGCAAAAAAATCACCTGATTACAAAAATTATGGTGGTCGTGGGATAGATGTTTGTCACCAGTGGCATGGTGAATCTGGTTTCTATCAGTTCATCAACGATGTTGGATTAAGACCATCTAAAGAATATTCTCTAGACAGAATTGATGTTAATAAAGGATATTACCCAGAGAATGTTAAATGGGCTACCAACATAGAACAAGCGAACAATAGGCGCAATACAAAAAGATACCTATTAAATGGAGAAAACTTAACAATTTCTGAAATATCAAGAAAGTTAAATATTCCATATAAAAGACTTTGGAAAGCAAATAAACTTTATGGAAGTCCACTTGAGCATAAAAAACTTGACCCTAATAATGGTAAATATTTTTATGATGGCTCATACAGATCAATGAGTGAGATTGCAAAAATGGTCAATCTTAAGCCAAGCACTTTAATGAGGCGAATTAGAACGGGATTAGATTTTGACTTTGCTATTGCGACTCCACTAAGTTCTGGTGTAAACTTGAAGGAGAGATCGAAATGGTCTTAAAAAAATACCAAAATCCAAAAGGCGGTCTTAATGAAGCTGGTCGGGAGTTTTATAAAAAAACCGAAGGGCTAAACTTAAAATCTCCGTTAAAATCAGGTGATTCTGGTAGAAGAGCAAGTTTCTTGGCTCGCATGGGCAATATGGCTGGTGCAGAGTACAAGGATGGTGAACCGACAAGACTGCTTCTTTCGCTAAAGGCATGGGGTGCATCCTCAAAAGCTGACGCAAAGGCAAAAGCTCAAGCTATATCCGCAAGGAACAAAGCGAAGGCAAGCAGATGACTTACTTAGAACTTGTAAACGATGTACTCGTAAGGTTGCGTGAAGCAACTGTTTCGACTGTTTCCGAAACATCCTATTCAACTCTGATTGGCAAGTTTGTCAATGATGCAAAGCGTCAGATTGAAGATGCTTTTGCGTGGAATGTGCTTGGCACAACCATTACCCTTTCTACAACTTCTGGCACATATTCTTATGCTTTGACTGGTGCTGGTCAGAAGTTCCAAGTTCTTGATGTTCTGAATGTCACAAGCAATATCAGAATGAAGAACATTGATTTTGCGACTATGAACAGGTATCAGAACTTTTCTACACCTGTGAATGGTATTCCTGCCTACTATGCTTTTGATGGCATTGATGGTAGCTATGACACCAAAGTCACCATTTATCCCCGCCCTGATGGTGTGTATAGCATTCCATTTAGCCTGACAGTGCCACAAGCCACTTTGTCATCAGACTCTACTATTGTCAAAGTACCTGATGTTTTGGTTTCTCAGAATGCTTATGCTCGTGCATTGGTAGAGCGTGGTGAAGATGGTGGTTTGTCTTCATCTGAGGCTTATCTGTTGTACAGGTCAATGCTCTCTGACTACATTGCCTTGGAAGGCACTCGTTATCCTGAGAATCAGGAGTTTATGGCAGTATGAGCCAACCGATTCAAACTTACAGCATCTCGGCTCCGGGATTCTACGGACTCAACACTCAAGACTCGCCTCTTGATTTGAATGCTGGTTTTGCTCTCGTTGCGACTAATTGCATCATTGACCAATATGGTCGTATTGGTTCACGCAAAGGTTGGTCAAGAGTCAATTCTTCTTCTGGAAATCTTGGTGCAAATGATGTCAAGGTTATCCATGAGTTAGTGTTAGCTGATGGAACTTTGACTGTCTTGTTTGCAGGAAACAATAAGATTTTCAAGTTGAGTTCCACAAATACTGTCACTGAACTCACCTATGGGGGTGGGGGTACTGCACCAACTATCACCGCAAGCAACTGGCAGTGTGCATCCCTGAATGGCATCACATACTTTTTTCAGTCTGGTCACAATCCATTGATTTATGACCCTGCTGTATCGACTACAACATATCGCAGAGTTTCTGAAAAAACAGGTTATCAAGCTACTGCTCCTGATGCAGACATTGTGATTTCTGCTTTTGGTCGTTTGTGGGCGGCTAATACTACCTCTGTGAATGCAACTGTTTACTTTAGTGATTTGATTTCTGGTCATGTATGGTCTACAGGAACTGCTGGTTCACTCAATGTAAACAATGTGTGGGTAAATGGTGCTGATCAAATCACTGGATTGGCGGCTCACAATGGCTTCTTGTTTATCTTTGGCAAGCGTCAGATTCTTGTTTACCAAGGTGCAACTACGCCATCTACCATGTCAATCAGTGACACTGTTGAAGGCATTGGTTGCATTGCCAGAGACAGTATTCAGACCACAAGCACTGATGTTTTATTCTTGTCAAACTCTGGTGTCAGATCATTGATGAGAACAATTCAAGAAAAGTCTGCTCCTGAGAGAGATTTGTCTAAGAATATTCGTAATGATTTGATGGGTGCTGTCGCTGGTGAGACATTGACCAACATCAAGTCTGTCTATTCAGAGCGTGAGGCGTTCTATCTGTTAGTGACTCCTAGCATTGACACTACTTGGTGCTTTGATACCAAGGCTTATTTGCCTGATGGCTCTGCAAGGGTGACTACTTGGGATTCAATCACACCTAAGTCTTTGCTTTCTCGCAGAGATGGAAGCCTTTACATTGGAAAGAATGGTTATGTAGGTTATTACAACACTTATCAAGATTACCAATCTTCTTATCGTATGTTGTATTACACAAACCATGCTGACCTTGGCGATCAGAATGTTACTTCAATCTTGAAGAAGTTGTCTACTGTTGTGATTGGTGGAACGAATCAGATTGTTACATTCAAATGGGGATTTGACTTTAAGACAAATTATTTGTCTGATAACGCAACTATTCCAGAACAAGGCGTTTATTACTACGGCATTGCTGAGTATGGTGCAAACGCAACAACGATTGCTTATTATTCTGATGGCGTTGCATTGCAGACATTGGTAGTTCCAGCGTCAGGTTCTGGCAAAGTTGTTCAAACAGGTTATGAATCAGACATCAATGGAGCTTCATTGTCTATTCAGAAAATTGAAATTCAAGCCAAAAATGGCAAGATGACTTAAGGAGAATATTGTGTCAGATTACACCAAAAGCACTAACTTTGCCACCAAAGACAATCTGTCTTCTGGCAACCCTTTGAAGATTGTCAAGGGTACTGAAATTGATACAGAGTTCAATAATATTGCAACTGCTATTGCTACAAAAGCAGATTTGGCAAGTCCTACCTTTACTGGTACGCCTACATTGCCAACAGGTACGATTGCAACTACGCAGTCTACTGGAAATAATACAACTGCTTTGGCAACAACTGCTTTTGTTAAGGCGGCATTAGCGGCTATGTATCCAGTAGGTTCAATCTACACAAATGCAAGCGTCAGCACAAACCCTGCAACTTTGCTTGGATTTGGTACATGGACTGCATTTGCGGCTGGTCGTGTAATGGTTGGCTTTAATGCAAGTAATGCACTGTTTGATACTGCCGAAGAAACAGGTGGTAGTGCAGACGCAATCACTGTCAGCCACACTCACACTGCAACAGTCACAGACCCCGGACACTTACACACACAAACTGAATACAACCAACCCGGCATCGGTAATGCTGGTGGTGGTGGCGCA